TGAGCTTCAAAAAATAAACCAATGACAAATGCAGGCGCGGTTAAATTCGACCAAGGCGGTGAAGGTCCAGACGGTGTTGGTAAATCAATGCCAGGTGCTGGTGACACTGCAAAGCCAATGGGCAAAGGCTTCAAAAATGAAGGCGGCATGAAATCAAACGATATGATGAGTGCACCAAAGGCAATGGAAAAACCATCAGGCGAAGATAACACAAAATCACCTGTAGCTGCAAAATAAGGAAACTAGGATATGCAAGTACTATCAGAGCATCTTACATTTGACGAAGCAAAAGTTGTTGTAGAGTCAAGCAACGAAGGTAAGGATCTGTACATGAAGGGTATTTGTATTCAAGGAAACGTAAAGAACGCAAACCAGAGAGTGTATCCTACTTTCGAAATTAATAAAGCAGTTAGTAAAATATCCGATCAAATCGCCGGGGGCACATCAGTTCTCGGCGAAGTTGACCATCCGGAAGATCTAAAGATAAATTTAGATCGTGTATCACACATGCTTACAAGCATGTGGATGGATGGACACAACGGATATGGTAAATTAAAGATTCTCCCAACACCAATGGGAAAATTAGTAGAAACAATGTTACAATCAGGCGTAAAATTAGGCGTATCATCAAGAGGATCAGGCAACGTAGACGAGGCATCAGGGAACGTATCAGAATTTGATATTATTACCGTAGATGTTGTGGCACAACCATCAGCTCCAAATGCTTATCCAACACCAATATATGAAGGTCTCCTTAATATGAGACACGGTCATAAACTTGTGGGTGTTGCAAAAGCGGCAAGAGAAGATGCAAGAGTGCAAAAACATCTTAAAGAAGGAGTGATCCGGTTAATTCAGGATCTTAAACTATAAGGAGAACTATTATGTTAGATGTAATCAAACAACTCCTTGACAAAGACTTGGTAACTGAAGACACTCGTGCCGCTATTCAAGAGGCATGGGATCAAAAGTTAGCGGAAGTTAAAGAAGAAGCTAAGACTGAAGTCAGAGAAGAGTTTGCATCAAGATACGAACATGACAAGTCCGTTATGGTAGAAGCAATGGACCGACTAATGAACGAACAACTGTCAAAAGAGATTGCAGAGTTTGTTGAAGATAAGAAACAATTAGCGGCCCAAAGAGTAATGTACAAAAGAGGTGTTAAACCACACATGGAAACACTGCAAAAGTTTGTTACTCGTCAACTTGCCCAAGAGATGGCAGAGTTACAAGCAGATAGAAAATCAATGGCAGAACAAGTTAAAACTTTAGAAGGTTTTGTTACATCATCACTAGCTAAAGAACTTAATGAGTTCGAAACTGATAAAAGATCTGTTGTAGAAACTCGTGTGAAACTAGTCAAAGAAGCAAAAGAAAAATTTGCTGAGATTAGAAACGCATTCATTAAGAAAGCAAGTAAAATTGTAGAACAAGTAGTAAGTGAGAATATCACTAAAGAGATGACTCAATTTAAAGAAGACATCAAAACTGCTAGGGAAAACAATTTTGGACGTAAGATATTTGAAGCATATGCTTCTGAGTATCTAACTTCTTACCTACATGAGACTTCTGAAATTCGTAAGATGCAGAAACAACTCGACGAAGCGAACCAACAAGTTGAAGAGAAAACTAAACTTCATGAGTCTGCTACAATTGAAAAAGAAAAAATTGAAGCAAGACACAGAAGAGACAAAGTTCTTAACGAAATGTTAGGTCCACTTTCAGGTGATAAGAAAGAAGTAATGGGCAATCTGTTAGAAACTGTTCAAACAGACAACCTAAAAACTGCTTTCAACAAGTATCTTCCACATGTGATGAAAGATGCTAAAAAAGCTTCAATCATTTCTGAGTCAAGAACAGAAAAAACAGGCAACAAACAGGCAAAACCACAGGCAAAAGAACAAGATCAGGATGTGACAAACATCCGTAAATTAGCAGGTATTAACTAAGGAGAAAATTATGACATCCCAATTGCTAGAACACAAATGGCAAGAGACTAAAGGCGCTTTAATGGAAGGCGTTGAAGGTTCTAAAGCCAAAACGTTGGATGTGGTCCTAGAGAATACACGCAAATACTTGTCAGAGCAGGCTACTTCCGGCGCGACTTCAGCTGGTAACGTGGCAACTCTAAACAGAGTTATTTTGCCTGTAATTCGTAGGGTTATGCCAACAGTGATTGCTAACGAGCTAGTAGGTGTACAGCCTATGACTGGCCCAGTTGGTCAAATTCACACATTGAGAGTTAGATATGCTGACACAACAACAGGCGGTGCTACAAACATCGTTGCTGGTGACGAAGCATTATCACCTTTCAAAATCGCTTCATCTTATTCAGGTAACGACAGTTCACCTGCAAAAGGTGCGGCAACAGCAACTTTAGAGGGAGCGGCAGGTAAGAGATTAAACGTGCAGATCCTAAAACAAGTTGTTGAAGCTAAATCAAGAAAACTATCAGCAAGATGGACTTTTGAGGCAGCTCAAGACGCTCAAGCACAGCAAGGCGTAGACATCGAAGCAGAAATCATGGCGGCACTAGCTCAAGAGATTACTGCAGAGATTGACCAAGAGATTCTTACATCATTAAGAGCTCTTGCAGGTTCTGCGGCGGCTGCTTTTGATCAGTCTGCTGTTTCAGGTACTGCAACATTTGTTGGAGACGAACATGCGGCACTAGCTGTATTGATCAACCAACAAGCAAACTTAATTGCTCAAAGAACAAGAAGAGGCGCAGGTAACTACGCCGTTGTTTCTTCTGAAGCATTAACTGTGTTGCAATCTGCTACAACTTCTGCGTTTGCTAGATCAACAGAGGGTGTATTTGAAGCACCAACTAACACTAAGTTTGTTGGAACTTTAAACAACTCTATGAGAGTCTATGTAGACGGTTATGCAGCTACAGGAACTGATGTACTAGTAGGTTATAAAGGACCATCTGAAGCAGATGCTCCAGCATTCTACTGTCCATACATTCCGTTGATGTCTTCAGGCGTTGTGCTTGATCCATCTACATTCGAGCCAGTAGTAAGCTTCTTAACTAGATACGGTTATGTTGAGTTATCAAACACAGCATCATCACTAGGTAATGCGGCTGACTATCTTGCTAGAATTAGCATGTCAAACATCTCATTCAAATAATTTTATTTGAATATTTGAGGAGGGGCCATTGTGCCCCTCTTCTCTTGAAGTCAATAAATACTTCATATGAAGATCATTCAAGGACAGGATAAAGTAATTTTACGAGCAGTGTCTCCAGATGGTGATACTACGTCAGGTGATCTACTTGTTGCTTTTGCAGAAAACAGCGGATCTACAGGGATCAGAATATCCAATCTTGAAGTAGAAACACAAACAACCTTAAATTCAACCACCACAACACTAGAAGATTCATTCTTAGAAATAAACAGAAATAATTCAACAGCAGACGGCGAAGACTCTGGTATTTTCTTCAACAGAGGTTCTACTGATCACGCACTATTTTATTGGGACGCAGGAGATGATAACTTTGTGGCTGGAACCACAACACATGAAGCCACTGTCACAGCGATATCAAATGTTACTCTTGCACAAATTAAAGTTGCCACAACACCAAGCAATGCCAATCATGCAACTAGTAAAAGTTATGTTGATAGCAGAGTTATAAAAGTATCATCCGATGATTCATCAACAATAGAAATTGATCTTACAGGCAACACAGAATTAGTATTCAGTGGCGGTCGCAGTATCACCACTGACACCACAGCAGATGGAAATGCTGTCGAAATAGCAGTGGATGCCGCAATGACAGATATTAACAGTATTACATCAGGATCTGGAGAAAACTTAACTTTAACAGCACAGACAAATTTAGTTAAAATAGATGACATATTAACATTCAATTCACAGATAAGCGATCCATCAGCTGCCGCTGTTACAAAATTGTATGCAATATCTCCAGGATTTGGCGGCACAGGATTATCCATTATACACAGTAGTATTAACGGAGGTAATGCTTCAGAGTTGATGGCACTGGATGCAAACATTCTAAAAATATTTGGTGATGACTCCACTACAATGGAAGTTGAAATACCTCAACAAGAATTTCATATAAAAGGCGGCAATGGAATAACAACATCCACATCAAGTACTCAAACTTTGACCATATCATTAGATAGTGAATTATTAACTGTCAATGAATTAAGTTCTACAGATTCAACTGGCATTACAATCAAAGATGATTTACTGTTAGCTGGGACACTGAGAGCGGAAGATTCAACAACCATAAGTGTTGATGGAGCATTAGGAGTATCTGGTGCTATTGCATCTGGTGCTATAACTTCTTCAGGCGTGGTTACAGGAACAGGATTTACAATA